AATTTCTTTTTTTGCGTCCAGTATTTTGCCCAATGGGGGTATCAACCTCCGAAAAAGTTAAATTATTTAATAATTATAAAAAAGTAAACAACCAATTATTATTTTTACTACATTTGTATATGTTAAAGGAACAATGTAATAATTAAGAAATGAAAGGAAATAATCAAACGATTCACATTGATGAAAGAAGGGGCGGCAAAGACGTATTATTTAGAGATTTGCGGTTATTTCAAGCGAATATACTTTTAGACATAACTTGTGATATAAAAAATCAAGAAGTTAGAAATTTAAGAATGGAACTTCTTAAAAAGGATTCCAAATATAGTTTGAACGGTACGGCAAAGGCTTTAATTAGACGTTCTTTAAATGATGTTTTACCACATGAGATTAATTCAGATTTACAGAAATCCGAATTAATTGAAATACATGGATTGGGAACATTTACTTTTAAAATGTTTGATGATAATAATGTTTGCATTCTTAGAGACCAGAACGGAAAAATATTTGAAACTAATTTAACCGCTTGGCAATGGTCAAAGGTTGATTTAGAAACAGTTTAAAAATATTAGGTTTTAATTTTGATAAGCCTGCTCGGAATTGTGAAAGCGAAAGAGGGGAGTGGGCTTTATTTAAGTTATTTGGTTTTAATTTGGTTAGTACTGACGGGAGGTTAAAATCCTCCCGACTTTTTACTTGAATCATTTGGGTTTGTTATTATATATATGGGCATTTGTTGGCAGCAGCTTAGGCTGCTGCCTTTTTTATCAAATTAAAATTAAATGAAAGACATTAAGGTACCATCAAAAATCAAATCTCCTTTCGCTTCTGATGCGGAAGCTGTTACGTACGTAAATCGTGCAGTGTTTGATATTACAGTAAAAGTAAAAAATCAAAAAAGATAATGGCAGGGTACATAAAATATCAAAGAGAATTTAGGGCAAGCGATTTATATAGAAAGTCATCATGCGCTCAAAGGGAAGTGCTTTGGGCGTTTATTGAGCGTGTGCAATATTGCGAAAGGGTAGTGGACTTTGGTGGAACTACTTTGACGTTGTTTGCAGGGGATGTTTGGTTGAGCCGTGGAGCGTTTGCGAAGTCGTTGGCAGGTTTTGGTGTTACGGAGGTTCATGTTCGTAATATGATTAAAAAATTAGTCAATCGGGATTACATTACGAAAAAACAATCTTCTAATTCGGGTGGTACTATTTATCGTTGTTTGGAGCGGTTTTATGCTGAAATTGCAGAACCTTTTGACATTAGAAAAGAGGCGAAAAAGCTTGAAAAACTGACCAACGAGAGACCAGCGAGAGACCAACCATTGACCAACGAAAGACCAACCATTGACCAACCAAGCACACTAAGTATCAATGAGTTGCGTAATGGATTGACCAATGAAAGACCAACCATTGACCAACCATTGACCAACGAAAGACCTACCATTGACCCTAATAGAAAGCATAAAGAAGAATTAATAAAGAAAAATGATGAGATGATTAGCGAAAAATCTGATTTTGAATTTGAAAAAAAAGATTCTTTTACTAAAAACCCTTCATTTGAATTTGAAAGAAAAAAAGTTGCGGCAAAAAAAGAAAGTGAATTTCCTGCCGCTTCTGATGAATTGTCGAAAAGTAGTTTGTCAATTTATACAAATCGCCCCGAGTCGATAAAGTTTTTTGAGGATAAATTCCCTTCTCTTGATATCCGGGAAGAATTTGAAAAAATTGTGGCAAGTAGGGGAGACGACCCTGTCGCTAATGTATATTCATTTGTGATGGCGTGTCTTAAAAATGCTTTACAATATAATCAATTACCAAAAACAAAAAAACCTTCAAATGGAAAATCAAAATCAAGTTGGGCGGAGCAAAACGGTAAAATCCTTGACCGAAACAATTACAGACTTGCAAAAGAACAAGGCGGTAATGTCTTTGTCTAATAAGCATTCTGTTTTTACTAATGATGAATTAAAACAGCAGCAGGATGATTTTAAAAATCGCAGGGTGAAAAATAGCGATGATTATTCCGAGGTTGGAAAAAAGTATATGGAATATTTATTTCCGAAAAAGCAGGTTGGTGATTCACTTACGCAAACTTTGAAAAGCATTGAAACCGATTTGAGCCGTCCAAATAGGGTAGTGCAGCAGGAAATGGCTTTTGATAAGGCAAAGGTGATTTGGTGGAAAATCTTTACTATTGAGTTGAATAAAGAGGGTGTTGAATTTGTAGCAAATGAGAATGAAGTAGAAACTATGAAAAACTTATTAAAGTATTTCATTGGTGACCCTTCCTCAAAATACGATTTAAACAGGGGAATCTGTTTAGTGGGTGCAACGGGATGCGGAAAAACGTTTTTGATGGATTCATTCCGTATTTTTTGCAAACAAACCAACAATTCTCGAGCGTTTAAACGACGAGAATGTATGGAGATTAAAGATGAAATTGCGTTAACGAAAGGAAGTCGCAACCAATCTCCTGAATCGGTCATGAAAAAGTATCATCATGATCACTATTTTTTCGATGATTTGGGTGCTGAACCTGTCCCATTTAACTTTTTTGGGGAAAAAATGGCGTTCATGGAGCAAATCCTCACACGTAGAGACCGCAATTTTAGAAAGGGTAATTGTATTACGCATTTGACGACAAACTTGATTCCGCACGATTATACAGGCGCGGATGGTAAGCCTGTTGTTGATGAAATTATTAAGAATTACGGAAACCGAATTAGAAGCCGTATGGCTCAAATGTATAATTTTATTTTATGGAATGGTTTGGATAAAAGAACTTTATGATGATAGAAACAAAATTCACGAAAGACGAAATTATCTGGATAAAAAGGTTTAAAAAAAATAATAAATTATCGTTTTTTGGAAAGAAAATTTACAGGCATAATAGTCATAATGCCTACACTTCGAAGGCGTACACGGCAAGTTCAACGTTTTTGAGTTTGTTGAATCGCAAAGTTTTGATTAAGCGGAATGGATTTATTGAGGTTGCGGAAGGGTATTAATTATTAATTCAAAAAATGGAAAAATGGAAGGATTAACAAGGGCTGAAAAAGAGCGAAAAATGTCAGTAATTGACCGCAAGCGGATTTACATTAGCCGTCAATTAGAAGAAATGGAATCAAGTATTTTGAAAGGTGATGATGAGATTCGGTTGCTTTTTAAACTGCTTAAAGAGAAAGTTAAAAATCATAACAGTAAGCTTGATTCTCAATTCAACAAAATGATGAATAAGGGAACTATTGATTAAAAAAGAGCCGATTTCGAGTGGTTGATTATTAATTCAAAAAATGGAAAAAATGGAAATTATATTAATTGCAATAATGGGTTGTCTGATTTTAATGCTGTTCAACAATCCCCTAAGAAATAAAACCGAATTTGTTGGAACCGTCAATCCTAAATTCAAGTTTGAAAGCCGTTTGTATTTCGTCAAATGGGATAAAAAATCACATCATTTGTTGGCTCATGGCGGAAAGGAATTGCAATCAATGGATGGGAAGTCAAAACGCATAAAAGAATTTAAGGTACTTGGTCAGGAAGTGCTGTTGTATGATTGGAAGGATGACAACAATCTGCACGTAAAAGCTTGGTGCAATGAAGCGATTGAAGAATTTGTCAAGTTAAACGGCTTAGAAATCATCGAAAAGTATTAAATAACCAAAACAGGGTAGGGCGGTGTTCTGCCTTGTTTTTCAAAATAATAAATAAGTTTATATGAAAAACAACCAAATTGCTTTTGAACATTTAGGTATTTTAATACATCATCAATGCGATTACTTTTTACATCAAACGGAAAATCATTTGATTTGGGGGTTGGGTAAATCTGTTTCAAGTTACTTCAAAACTAACACAAATGAGATTCGTGATATTAAAGAAAAATTATTTAATAGCACAAATGCTTTAAGTATATCGAAATTGTCAAAGTCACAGAAAGAAACGTGTAAAAGAATCGTTGAAATGAAGTTCATTAACGATTTGGAACACCCGAGAAATGGAGACAGGCAACAAGAATACTACGCATTAGAAAAAGCTTGTGAAAGAATGATAGTTAAGTTTGAATTGTCATTTATTTTTAATTAAATCAAAACAGGGTAGGGCGGTGTTCTGCCTTGTTTTTCAAAATAAAAAAGATATGAGAACCATTATAAAAAAAATGATTTTGTCAAACAGTGGAAAAACAAGTTTGTTAGATTCACTTCGGCATGAGGTTGAGGAAGAAAAATTGGAAGAAACTGAAAAAAAATGGCATTTAGAATTTTCAGAAAAACAGGGTTGTTTTAATCAAGATTTTAAACTAACATATAGTCATAAATCATTAAATTGGGTTTATTTAGGATTTTTTACGGATGCTTTTTGTGATATTTTTTGTAGACATATTTACGATTCTTATGAAAACCCTACTTTGGAAACTGTAAAACGTGAATTGAAATCTTTTTTAGTTTGACAACAATTCAAAATAAACATTAAAAAAGAGCCGCTTTCGACATCGAAAGCGGCTTTTTTTATTGTCCTAAAACCTCTTTTCGAGAAAGATAAGGATCACCAATATTATTAATGAAATGTTTTTTATAAACGCCCTCCATAACCCTCCTTCTAATTGTCCCCTCTTTCAAACCTAAAAGGCGGGCCGCTTCGGAATATCGGATTAAATTAGGTTTTTCAATTTGCGTATTTGCTAAAGTCATCAAAACGGTTTTTTCAATTAGCTTCTCCAATTCTTCTTCCGTCAACAATAATATTTTATTCTTCATATTTAGATTGCTTTAAGTTTGCAGTTTGTTTTTTTGCTGATGTTCACAGCGTTTTGAACGGCTTTCTGTTTATCGTATTTATTGAATGATGCTGATGATTGATGACCTGTCATCTTCTTAATCTCGTTTTCCGAATATCCTTTGTTTAATAAAACAGTCACGAATGTCCGCCGAGCGGTGTGGGCCGTTACTCTCTCAAATAACTGCTTTTGTAAAGTCGTTTTTTGACGTTTCCAAATCGCCTGTTCGGTTAACTGATTCAATCCTGCACACTTACACAACTGTTTTAATATCTTGCTTACGTTGCCCAAATTGCGTTTCGATAATTGCGGAAGTTCTCCGGGATAAGTATTTAAAATCTTGTTAATAAAGGGAAACAAATTGGTTGGAATCGCACAGACAACTGATGTTTTTTGTGTATGAATGACAAACATCGCTTCGTTATCAATTATCTCAATATTACTCTTTTGTATCTTATTCCAGTCGCTGATTCTTAATCCCGTGAAGCAGGACAACAGAAATCTGTTTTTGATTTCCTGCACCAATTCAATATCAAAATTCAAAATCGGTTCTGTAATTTGATAATCATAAATCGTTTTTAAATCTTTCAATTCGAGTGCAATATGATCCGTTTGTGTTTTGAACTTTTTGACAATCCCAAAATTCCTATTTTTCGTAATCCTTTCCTCCACCGCCATCTGCCAAACCCTTTTAAATTCTGTCAAAATCTTATTGATTGTTATCCTGACCAATCCTAAGTCAAAAAGATAATCACAGAAGCGTTCATAAAACGCATTATCAACTTCTTCAAAAGTAGAGTAGCAGCTAAATAATTTAATGTGTTGCAAAATCCGAGGTAAACCTTGATTATTGACCGTCCCTTTTAGCCTGTCATGTATTGTTTTAGTAAAATCGTATATAGTTACTTCGTCAATAGAAGTGACGTTAAACGCTTTATTTAATGCCGCTTTCGCTTTGTCTTTCGTAAATCTATTTTTATTAATTTTAAAGTTCAGCAGAATAGTTTGTAATTCCAACCGATAAAATTTCAAATATTCATTTGACTTTTTCGAGATTGCAGACTTCCCTCGAAATTCATAATTCTTAAAATCCCAATTTTTCGGAGTCACATACAAGCCTGTCGGATAGACTAAAACCTCCTGTTTTTCTTGATAAATTAAATAAATCGGGGTGTTAATAATGGCCCGAGGTTCTCTTAAATTAAATCTGATTTTTCCCATACCTCCATTTTTGCGTTGTTATACCGTTATTGCTTTTGATAAACAAATATCAACAAATATATACAAAAAAGGATAGTGTTCCTGTGTTTGTGTGTTTGTATTTGTGTGTTTCTGTGTGTTTGTGTGTATTAAATAAGATTAGCAAGGACTATTGAAACCCTTTAAAATTGAGGTTTTTGATTCTGCCGTTGTTATTCCGTTATTATTTTTTGCAATTATTATTAAATTAATTGAATTATTACATACAAGGTATTACAAAATGTATTACCTTTACGTTATCGAAAGAAGAAAGCGATACTGCTTACCTTCAAAAATTAAAACTTAGAAATCATGTTACAATCAAAAGCAATTACAAAAGCAGGTAGATTTGATGTTAATTTTAACATCATTCCAAATTCAGTAGTAGGATTTAAAGTAAACGCAATTATGATTATTAAATCGCAAGAATTTGCGATTGAAAATATCAATTTGAATTTCGATGATAGAATCGATATTACGCCTGCAATCGCCGAACAATTCGGCGTTGCTTACAATAGTAATATTAAATTAAAATGTAATTTGGATAATGTTATTAAAGAAGTGAATCGCATGAAGGAAGAAGCGAAAGATAAAAAATATGATGGGAAAATGATTGAAAGTGGATATGGCTTCCAAATGTCAAATACTTACAAAAATCATTTAGCTTGTATTCAGTATGGTTATGATGCGATTGAAAAAATTAAATAATAAATTACTAAAACTTAGAAAAATGAAAAAACCAACTTTTGAAATCGAAACGTATAAAAAAAGCGCATCAGATAAATTAAGTGTTTATGTATTAAGCAATGATGAATTTGAGATTGAAGACGCAATTAAATTTGCGGACGAAAATTGTACTACTCAAATTGAGTTGATTGAAGAAAATGAAAAAAGCGTTGCAAATGAATATAATTTTAAATATGCAGTCGTTTTTCACGAATCATAAATTATAAAAAAAAGCGGGGCAACTTCCTACAACTGCTCCGCTCAATTAAAACTTATTATATGAGAAACAATACAAAGTCCTTCAGGCTGTCTGAAGAAACTTCTAATGCAATAAACAGGCTAAGTAAAAGCCATGTAAGCACCGACGTTTTTTTAAAACTCGCCTGCAAAGCGTACGAAGAAAAAAACAATAACTTTACGCTTCGGGTGAGGGGCGTTGAGGAGGAGTTGGAAGATATTATTGCGGATATGGAAACCGTAAAAAATGCGGACAATCTCAAAACGTTGGAACCTCTAAAAGAGGTTTTGGCTAAATTACAGAAGCATGAATTTTAGATGATTTGAAAGCCTTGTCGAAATTCGAGCATCGGGTTTCTCAAAGGAAAGGGTAGGATTTTATTAACATCAAAACTCAAAAAATGGACATAACTATTGGTGACATTAAATTCAAAGAGGATTGGTATAGTTGCAAAAAAGATTTTTTATTAACTGATATGGAATATAATAAATTAATATATCTAATTTATTATCATTTCTCAAATGCCGAACCTAATTTGTTTGTTTCTTTAGTAAAAGAAACACGTTTGGATGGTTTTCAATTATTGAAGTTGCTGTATATCTTAAAAAAAGATTATGGTGTAATTTCTGAAAGTCCTGCCATTTTTATTCGTAGAATCTCTACAATTATTAATAAAGGCGTTGAAGTTGAATTAATAGCTTCAACGTATGGAGAGTTTGTAATTAAAAACCACCAAGTTGAATTGAATCCCAACGAATTTTGATTAAGATTAATAAATAAATATTAAAACTTAAAAAATGAATTTCAATAAGAATATAAAGAAATGTAATATTGAAGGTACAATTTTAGAGTATGAATATTGTGCGGATTCAGTAAATGCGTATCCTTTACTAAAGGACAAAGTTTATTTAGGATTTGGTAGGGTACATTCAATAAAGTGCTTTATACAAATTGGAGAAATAAAAAAACATTTTTGGACAAGTGCTAAAAGGGGTTTTAATTTTTCACGCTTTACTTAATAATTGTACAATGATTATCAATATAATTTTCGCATTAATTATAATTCAATTGCCTTCATTTATATTTTCATTTCTAATTGTTAGATGGAATCTTAAAAAATTAGGTTTTCAAAATATAGATGTTCATGATAAAATGTTTAGAATTCCGTTTTCATTTGTATATCCTTCATTAGTTACGCTTTTTATAATAGTTTATATTTGTTTAGCGTATATATTTAGTTTTTTTTAATGGTTGACAATGTGGAGCAGCGAGGGTATAGAAGCGTTTAGCAATATAATCGTTGCTGTATTATTATTATTATTAGTTGCTTAAATAAAAAGTATTATCTTTGATAAAGATAGATAGCCGTGAGGTGTCCGATAATTTCGGACGCTTCATGGCTATTTGTGTTTTAAACGGAACGGAATGAGTAGAAAAAAATCCGTGTCGGAAAAGGAAAAAGAGGGTACGTTGAAACCGACACGAGCGATTGTTGATAAGACTGCCCCGCTCAAAAATTGGGTAAAAGCACCGATTAAATTAAGCGAAAACGGTAAGGTGATTTATTCTGCGGTTTTGATGTTGCTGATTACAAATGAGGTTGCGACTAAGTTAGATACTTATGCAATTGCTTTGTTTGCCGATTGGTTGGATATTTATGAAACTTATTCTGAATTATGTCGAGATAAGGGTTTTGTACAAACTTTTGAATCAGGTGCAACCAATATCACAGGATATTTTTCAGTAAAGAAAGAAGCCAATAAAAGCGTTGAATCATACATGAAAAAACTCGGTCTTTCGATAAAAGATAGGGAAATGATTACGGCATATATGGAAAATAGGGGAGAGGAAGAAGAAGATCCTTTTTCTGCAATGGCGCGTATGATTGTAGAAACAGATTAACTGATTGTAAAGCAAAAACTAAAAAAGATGTGGGAATTGAATTGGCGGAAAAATATATTGAAGGTGTAATTGAGGGTTCAATTACTTGCGGAAATACAGTAAAACAAGCGGTTCAGCGACACATTGAAGATATTACGAAATCAAAATCAAAGGATTTTGATTATTATTTTGACATAAAAAGGGCTTCGTTGGCGTGCAAAGCGATTCGATTAATGCCGCATACTTCGGGTTCGGTTGCAGGTTTACCTTTCCAATTAGAACCTTGGCAGGCGTTCATTATTTGGTCACTTTACGGATGGCGAAAGAAGGAAGAACGAACGACAAGATTCCGAAAGGCTTATATTAAAATTGCTCGGAAAAACGGAAAGACAGAATTCTTGGCGGCGATTGCTAACTTGGATTTGATGTTTTTTCCTGTTGACGGCGGTGAAATGTATTGGGCAGCAACTAAAAAAGAGCAGGCTAAAATCGGTTGGAAGCGACAAAAGAAGATGATTGATACTTTGATTAATCGCAGCAAGGCGGTGAAAAAGAATTTTTCAACAAATATCAATCGGATTGTTGCCAAAAAATCTTCTATGATTTCGGGTTCGATTGGGAAAAACTCGGCAACGGAAGATGGTCACTTGGTTTATCGGGGTTTTATTGATGAATATCATGCACACCCGGATTCCTCCATGGTTGACATTTTGGAAACGGGAATGGGTGCTTTTGATTCTCCGCTTCTTGCAATTATTACAACGGCAGGTTATAATATGGCAGGCGTTTGTAAGCATTTAGAGGATAATTATAAAGATATTCTCAAAGGTCAAAAATCAAATGATAATGTATTTATCATGATTTTTGATTTAGATGAAAATGACGATTGGGAAGATTCTCGAAATTGGGGTAAGGCGAATCCTTCATTGGGCGGTGCTTTGAAAACGGATTATATGCGAGTTCAGTTTGCAAACGTAAACACAGAAGGCGCTGCCGCAATGCTATCTTTTAAAGTTAAGAATCTGAATATTTGGACAAATTCGGAAACTCAATGGATAAGTATTGAGAAGTGGAAAAAGTCGGCTGATATAATGTCACACGTCACTAAAGAATCTTTGAATGGTTTGGATTGTTACGGCGGTTTGGATTTGGCAAGTGTATCGGATTTAAGTGCGTTCTATCTTTATTTTCCGCTTCCGAATGGGGAATCTGCGGCGTTGTGTTGGTTTTGGATTCCCGAAAATGCGGCTTATGAAAGGACAAAGAAAGACAATGTCAAGTATTTGGAATGGGTTGAGCAGGGTTTGATTAAGACAACGGAAGGGAACGCAACGGATTATGCAATTATTTGGAATGATATTAAAAAGTTATGTCAGATATATAATGTGAAAGCGATTAATGCGGATCCTTGGAATATTCGCAGCATTGAAACGATGGTGGAAGATGAGGGATTTGATAGATTCTTTACGATAAGCCAAACCATGGGTTCGTTATCTGGGCCAACAAAAGCGTTGGAAAGGGAAATTATCAATTATCGGCATCAGCATTTTAATAATGAAGTGCTGACTTGGAACTTTCAAAACGTGACTTTAATTATTGATGATAATGAAAATTGTAAACCGTCAAAATCGAAAAGTAAGGAAAAGATTGATGGAGCGGTGGCAGGTGTAATGGCGAAAGCTGCACACTTATCTGTAAAAGAGCAGGAAAATGTTTATGAAAACAGAGGAATGAGAATGTTGTAAAATATGGGATTAGCAAACAAAATTGCGGGATTTTTTAAAGTTGAGCGGCGTTCGGTAGAATCGGTGTCAAATTACGGGCGGTTTCCGTGGTTTGGGGTGCAGACGAAGTCAGGCGTTGCGGTTGATAGGGATTCGACATTGGGTTTGTCGGCTGCTTATCGTGCGATTTGGGTGCTGTCTTCTTCGATTGCGAGTTTGCCGTTGAATGTTTATAATATTGAAAATAAAAAAGTTACGCTTTTAGTGGCGGATTCGATTAGTAAATTATTGAATCATAGACCTTCGGGTTTATATACCCCGTTCACTTTTAAGCAAACTATGATGACGCATTTGCTGATCGATGGTAATTGCTTTATTAAAAAGAAATACGATGCAACTCGGGCGGTCACCTCTTTACGCATTTTAGATTATAGAGAAGTTGCGGTTTCTTATGATGAAAATACGGAAGAAAAGTTCTTTAAATATAAATCTAAAGAATATACCAATGACGACATAATTCACATTGTCGGGATGGGTTTCGATGGTTTATTGGGTAAGTCGCCCATTGCGGTGTCTCGAGAAAATATAGGATTGTCAATCGCTTCACAGCAGTATGGAGAAGCGGTATTTAAAAATGGGGTGTTTGCTTCTGGTGCGATTGAGTATCCAAACGCCTTGAAAGATGATGCTTACGAACGTTTAAAGAATTCGTTTACGGATGCTTATTCGGGTTTGCAAAATGCAGGAAAACCTATTTTATTAGAAAACGGTGCGAAGTTCAATCCGATAAAATTAGATGTTCAGGATGCCATGTTTTTGCAGCAGCGACAAATGACGGTTTACGAAATCGCAAGAATATTCGGTGTCCCTCCGCATATTCTTTATCAATTAGATAAGGCGAGTTTTAACAATATCGAAAGTTTAGGGATTGAATTTGTTCGCTATTCTTTACGACCTTGGTTAGAAATGATTGAAAGTGCTTTTAATTTAGACCTGCTTCGGGATGATGATTTTGGTAAAAAAGAAATTCGTTTTGATTTGGATGCGATGTTAAGAGGTGACACGGCAAGTCGTGCAGCATTCTATCAATCGTTAATTCAAAACGGAATTATTTCACCGAATGAAGCAAGAAGTCGAGAAGGGTATAATGAATATGAAGGTGGTGATGATAAGTTTTTGCAGTTAAATAATATGCCTGTCGATATGATTCGTGAATATTATTCAAAAGAAAATAATGTAAATAATGAATAACCAAGAAAAAAGATTTTATGAGGGTTTGGAAGCTCGAATGAATGAAAATGGCGAGGGCATGGAAGGGTTGGGAATTGTGACTAATTCACGAACGCTACTCTTTAGAACGGCGGACGGTCGTAATATTTATGAGGAGATTTCACCCGAAGCGGTTGCGAATTATGAATTGAATGAAGATATTATTTCGGCTTTTAATCACAATTATGAAAAGATTTTAGGCAGAACTTCTGCCAACACTTTAGCGATTGTAAAAGAAGCGGACGGCTTACGTTATTCAATCCCTTCTTTGCCGAATACAAGCTATGGAAATGACTTAAAAGAGCAGCTGAAAAGGGGTGACGTTCGTGGTTCTTCTTTCGTTTTTACGATTGCGGACGGTGGCGAAAGTTGGTCAGAAATTGAGGGAGGAATGTTGCGAACGGTTACCGCTTTTGAAAGAATTTACGAGGTTGGGCCTGTTGTGTCGCCTGCCTATGGTGATACGACTGCCGCGAAACGTAGCTTGGAAAACTTCAAAAGTATTGAAGTGATGGAGGTGAAAGTACTTGACGAAAATAAAGATTGGGTTTGGGAATTTAGAAATCGGGTGTTAAAAATGAGAAATAGAAAGTTTTAGAGCAGTAGCTCAATAATCATAACAATTATAATATGAACAGAAAACAGTTATTAGAGCAGCGTGGCGATTTGGTAAAAGCAAACGACACGCTATTGGAAACTGCTCAAAACGAAAGTCGCAGCTTAAACGCAGATGAGATTGTTTCTTTTGATGCGAATGAAGCGACAGCAGAAGAAATTACGCAAACTTTAGAGCGTATGGCAAGTCAACAATCACGTAGAAATATTGTGAACGTTGGGAACAATCGACACGGCGAAAGCGGCGAACAGGCGAAAATCGCAAAACGGTATTCGATTACCGATGCGATTCAGCAGCAACTTGGCGGCGGAGCAAAAAACGGTTTGGTTGCCGAAATGCACGAACAGGCGAAAAGTGAAAACCGTGAATTCGGAAAAGATTTGGAGGGTGTTGGTATGCCGTCTTTTTTGATTCAGCCTATTCAAAAACGTGATTTGACAGTCGGAACGGCAACGCAAATTGGAAATACAGTCGCTACGGAAGTAGGGGAGATGATTCCATTTTTGCAACCTCGATTGAAAGCAATGGAATTGGGTGCGACAATGATGACAGGATTAACTTCCAACTTGTCAATTCCTCGAAATAATGCAATTGGTGCAGCATCTTGGGAAGGTGAAACTGATGAAAATGCAGAAACGAATTTGACGACTGATGTAATTGCATTAGCACCAAAACGGTTAGGTGCTTTGATGGATTATACGAAGCAATTGTTATTGCAATCTTCCGTTTCTGTTGACAATTTAGTTCGTAATGATTTACAGCGTGCGATTGCGATTGCGTTAGATTATTCTGCAATCAACGGAAGCGGTTCAAGTAATCAACCAACGGGCATTTTGAACACGGCAGGAATCGGTGATGTAGCAATGGGAACTAATGGAGGTGTTCCAACCCGTGCAAAATTGGTTGATTTGGTTTCAAAGTTAGCAACTGCAAACGCTGATATGGGTGCTTTGGCATTCTTGACAACGCCCGGCATTCGTGGAAAATTGCAACAAACGCTTTTAGATGCAGGTTCGGGTCGCTTTGTTTGGGAAACGCCAAATGAACTTTTGGGTTACAACGCACAGGTTTCAACACAAGTGCCTTCGACTTTGACGAAAGGAAGTTCAAGCATTTGTCATGCAATTATTTACGCAAATTGGGAGGAATTGATGATTGCCCAATGGGGCGGAATTGACCTTTTGGTGGATCCGTACACGCTCGGAAATAAAGCAATGGTTCGAGTAATTGTGAACTCTTACTGGGATATTGCTTTACGTCATGCAACTTCTTTTGCAGCGATTAAAGATGCTTTAGTATAGTATGAATAAGTAAAATATTGAAATCATTCCGTCAAAAAGTTGGCGGAATGATTTTATTAATAGAAAAAAGATGTTAGAAATTAAATGGCTAATTCCACATTTTAAATATGCGTATTCCGCAGGAAATATTTGTAAAATGGAAAAGGAAAAAGCGGAGGTATTGATTAAGAGCGGAAACGTTGAATTATTTAAACGACCGAAACCATTAAAAAAACAGAACTCAACTAAAAAATAAAGATGGATTTATTTCAAATCATATTAAGAAATTATAAGATTCAAGAGTATCGGCAGCGATTAACTTATAAAGTTACGACTGCTCCTGCTGCTGAGCCTTTGACCTTGACAGAAGCGAAACTTCACCTTAAAATGGATGGGATTTCTGCGGATGATGATTTGATTACTTCTTTAATTATTGCGGCTCGCCAATATGCTGAAAACTATTGTAATCGTGGTTTTATTACGCAAACGATTACACAAGTTTATGATCGCTTTCCCGAATTTGAGGGCGTTTTGAGATTGGCAGTTTCGCCTTTGGTGTCGGTTACTTCGGTAGTTTATAAAGATGGAAACGGCGATAATCAAACTTGGGCAGGTGCAAATTACGTAGTTGATAATTATACGGAACCAGGCGAAATCAGTTTGGCAAATAGTAAGATTTATCCAACGACTTTGACTCAAAAAAATACCGTTACGATCATTTATCAGGTTGGCTACGGTAATGCGGCGGCTGTTCCAGTTGGGGTTAAGCAAGCTATGTTATTATTAATCGGACACTTTTACGTGAATCGGGAAGATACGGTAAGCGAAAAACGGACAGCAGCAGAAAGGCTATTAGGTTTTTATAGAGTAAAAAGATATTAGTATGAAAATCCTTATCAAACATAGTTGCGAATGTTCCGACGAACATTTTCAAATGCTTAAACAGTTATTTGAAAAATTCGGGTTTTGGGTGTTGGATAAGAATATTCAATGTATGAGTTCGGAAATCACAGC